GAGGGAGGCGGCGGCATCCATCAGGATGCTGTTCCATTCCCGTTCGCCTTCCACTTCACCGAGCCAGCGGTCTGCTCCGTCGTCCTCCCCGTCAGTCTCCTCGAGCCAACGCCGACGTTCGTCGGCATCGTCCAGAGGCCGTTCGAGTTGGCACCAGCAGGAGAAATCCGGCTCCCCATCGAATTTCAGGAACTGGGCCTGCGCCCATTCGGGCCGGTTCGCGTCCAGCCACCGGGCCGCCTCCGCGATGTCGCGGAAGCAGGGGTCGCTGTGCCCGTCGGCGGCAAACAGGTATCCACTCGGCCCCTCGGCTTGGATCACTACTTGCATCCCCTTCCTCACCAGCCTTTCCACGCGCGCTCTCTCCATGTCCGCGACATCGCATAGTTCTGCGGCCTCTGCCGCCTCAAAGGCAAGTGCTTCGGTGTCGTAGTTGTTGCTGTTCATGGGGTTCCCTTTCTGTTGGGTGGTGATCGAGATCGGTCGTAAAACCCCGACGAATCAATTAAGACTCGCCGGGGGAGTGTCACGCTTTAATTCGGGGATCGCGTTTCCTGTCCGTCAAGGCTTTTTTCCTCTTTCGGCTCAGGCTCTCGCGGCCCCGATATTTACTTTTCAAAGATCCGCTCGTCTCTCAACTGAGGACCATGGTAACAGACCTCGTACCTATGTCAAATACAGATATGTCTATATCGGGGTATTTTATGGCTAACTTTACCTGTCCAGCCAGCCGATGGAACCGCAACTGCTTACGAGACAGGGGGTTAGCGTTGCCGTGAAGTAGTGAAAGTTTTTTTTCCCTATTTCCCAATTCGGCTTTTCCGGTCCGAAATTCGACGATATGGTGACCTACTATCATTCCGGATCATCCAAACTATTCCCAGGAGACGCGAAAAATGCCGCGAAAACCTCGACCGACCTCCTCGACATCGACCAGGGCCTCGACATCGACCAGGACCAGGACCAACGGCACCAGGGCCAGGGCCAACGGCAACGGCAACGGCAAGACCAACGGCAAGACCAACGGCAACAAGGCAACCAGGCTCCGGCCACGTCTCGCGTCTCGATCTACGCTGGTGTCGCTGTCGGCGGTGGAGAGGAAACGAGAGTTGCTTCTGGAGAAACTGCAAGCGAACGGCGAGGGGGCGAGGGTCTTAAAGACGTATCGTCAGCGGCACGCGATATCGCAGGTAAAATGCGCGGAAGCTCTTAGCGTTAGCGCGTCATATGTCGCTAAAGTCGAAGCGGGTACGGCGAAGCCTAACGCTGAAATCCTGAAGGCTATCCTGGACAGTGACAGCAAGAGGTAGCGACGTGATGACATTAATCGCTCACGACCGGTGTTCAAAATGCGACTCATCGAACTATTGGCTATACGATGATCCGGAGTGGGTATCGTCGTCGGCAGACGAATCGGGGGGTTTGTCGGACGACGGCGGCGACGGCGGCGACGACGACGAAGTAACGATGCCGTTCCTGTGCTTCTGGTGCGGCCAAATTAGCAACAACGACAACGACGACGATAACGACGAGGAGGTAGCGAGGGGGCACCCAACGCCCTACGATCTGGGAATAGGGGTTAGCGACCCGGAAGACGACTACCTTATCGAGGAGTGAAGATAGCGGACACAACAAAATAGGTGCGAGGTCGAATCCTTGACTTTCGGATTCTCGTGTATATTACTTCAGGTCTTCTGATTTTTGTGTGGTAACCAAAGAAGAACAAAGAACAGAAAGCTGGACGTGCATGGAAAATAAGAACAAAACAAAAAGAAGCCGCGCAGCGGCGTGGATCGGGGATCGGATCTGATCTGATCTGACAACGCGGTGCGCGCGTAACTTGGGATCGTTTGGGATCGTTTAAACTATTTAACGCTGCAAAACAAGTGTGAAACGGAACAGAGCGATGGCTGGACCGCAGCTTGTAAAACGCAAAACAGCACGACTTAAAAACGCGAGGCAGTCAGCGTTCTTAAAGGCGTATGCAAAGTGCGGCGTAATTACGCGAGCAGCGGTGATGGCGAAGACGCAACGACGTGCGCATTACACATGGATGGAGGAAGATCCTGATTACCCGGAATTGTTCCGCGAGGCACACGAGCAGGCAGTGGATGTTCTAGAAACAGAAGCAGTGCGACGTGCAGTAGACGGCTATGAGAAACCGGTATGGCATGACGGGGTTCAGGTAGGTACTGAGCGTAAGTACAGCGACACGTTGCTGATCTTCTTAATGAAAGGTAATAAGCCTGAGAAGTATCGCGACAACGTGTACCACCAGCACGCTCACGCGCATTTACACAAACGTAGCGGTGATAGCGTTGCTGCGTTACGCGACGATATCAAAGGTATATTGACGCGAGCCGGGGGGGATGCGACTACTATCAGCGATGTCGGAGCAGGAGGTAAGCTCGAAGGAGGTAAGCTCGTAGGTAAGCTCGTAGGAGGTAAGCTCGAAGGTAACTACGACGAAGGTAATGTCGAAGGTACACTCGACGAAGGTAATGTCGACGAAGGTAATGTCGACGAAGGTAACTACGACGAAGGTACACTCGTCGAAGGTACACTCGCAGACTGATCAGCGACCGGGGCCGAAGCGACCGGCGAACCTTGCCGCTGGCCCGCCCGGCCAACCCTCGCGACCGCGTCGGCATCGGAGACTCGCAGCATCACTCCAGACCGTCGGTCGGATCGGGGAAGCACCGTTATCGTTGCGCCGTTAACGACGATGGACTCGAAGGGCTTGCGAGAATATACGACGTTTACAGCCATGGTGGTCTCCTGATCTAAGTGTAACGCTCATGTAACGCTCGTGTACGCTAAATGTAACGCAGCGAGCGTTACATCTGCGTTACATCACATCACGCCACACTCGCGATCGCTCCGACTTCGGCTCCGTACTCCCGACCGGTGGACATTGCCGGTAGTTCCTGCTGGTGATACTGCGCGCGGGTGCTGGCATCGGGGCCTACCCCGGACTCAGTGCCAGCGGGGCCGGGTGCAGGTGGTGCAGGGATTTCCGGGCCTGCGTTGCCGTCCGGCTGTTGTTGTTGTTGCTGTTGCTGTTGTTGCTGTTGTTGCGACATCTGCCTGGCCATGTCAAAGTCGATCCACTCGTCAGCGTCACCGATATTGAGGATCTCGAATAGTGCGCGTATCGGCTCTCGCCAGTGAACGTAAGGGAACTGGACAAGCAACGGGGCGGTCTCGATTAATAGCTCGTAAGCTTGCTGCATCCGCTTCTGCAAGATCGCCTGATCGGTATGCTCTAGCGATAACGGATCTATCGTTAATGTTAAATCGTGGAAGGTCCACTCCTCCATGCCGGGGTACACGCCTCCGCGAAATTCCATTAGCCCTTTACGCTCCCCCTCCGCAGCCAGCTTAATTCTTACGTCATCACCGTACCATAGATACCACGCAGCCGATCGGAAGATCTTACCGACACCGGCCCGGAACTGTCGCTTAAGCCCATCGTGTCTAGTGTTAAGCGCCGCGTCCGCTATCGACTCCGCTGTTGCCGTCGATGCAGACGGGCTTCCTTGCTTAGCCGCAGACATTCCGCTAACTCTCTCCAGTCGTTCACGTAGGTCTTGCAGATAGCGGTACTGGGATTCACTTACCCCGCCTAGCTCAAGTTCTCTTATGGACTCAGGATCATCGAGCAGCACTATGTCTCCGTTGGGGGCCGACTTTACCCGCTCCGCATCGGACGCATTGACGCTCCTGCCAACGCCGATACGCTTTGCTGCCCTGGCCTCTTCCGCTGCCGCTGCTGTATGTGCGTTAAGCGCCTCTGCCTGCTCTGCACATGCCGTTAGCGGCCCTAGCGGGTACGGGCAATTGCTTACCTTGTAGGCCCCAAGGACGGTGTACGGCCCCCACGGTCCACAGTACGCTGCCCGTGGTTTGCGAATCTCCCTCGCCCTCTTGCTGGTGCCGTCCGGTTTACTCGCTACCGCTACCGTGAATATCGTACCGTTCGTAGCCGGGTCGTCCGACGAAACATGTTCCGGAACCCAAACGTCCCAAGCAAGTATCTCGTCTCTCTTCGGGGAATCCATCCCCGATCCGGCCCTTCGTTCAGGGTCGTACTTGTCCAGGTCGATATCGGCCATAAGTGCATCGACGGCGGCAGTGTCGTAGCTGTCGTCCTTCTCCAGGTCGTCCCTGTCGGCCTTCCACATATGCGCGCAAAACCGTGGCCCGTCATGCTGCATTACATGTGGCGTCCTGGCCTCCATGTCGAGGACGAAGTGCTTCTGGTCGAGGTGCATTATGTACGGCTTCTTCGGGACCATCTCCGCTCCGCGATATCCGGGCTGGTCTTGCACGGTTACCATCACCACCGCATAGGTGAAATAGAAATCATGGGCAACGTCCGACAGAGGCCCGGACACATCGTCCATGATCGCCCATCGGTTCAGCCCGATCTCGATTCCCTCTGCACGCTGCCCCATGGTCTGCATGCCCATGCCGTCCTTCTCCATGGGTGACGCCGCCCTGACCTTGCATCGCGGATTGTCGTACACGGTCGCAGGTAGCATTACCGACAGATACTCGTATGCGTGGTTCTCCGCAGTGGGAGTGTCAGGTTGTTTGTCGGAACGGAAGTACCTTCCCGTGTAACCGTTGACAAGGTCTTCCTTGGTCTTAAGGAACTTGTCGCGGAATTCTTCCGAACCTCGTATCTCAGTGCGAAGAGAGTCGGCGTCTGTCTTAAATGCCATAGCTATCTCTTTCAGTCGTAGACGAACTTGAACTGCGGTCCTGATCCGGGAAGCCTCCTCCCGTCTTCGCATACCTCTATGAGAACCTCATCCCACACCATCTGGTGAGGGAACAGGTCTCTCCACGCCTTGTTAACCAGGAGTCTGGTAGGCGCTTCCCTCTCAGGTGCCTCCGGAGTGGGCTTGCACAGAACGTAAGCCTTATCCAATTTGGAGAGGGTCTTGCTTCTCGCGTGGGGATCGAAGTCTCGCGGCGGCAGTCTCCACCACTGAAACGTCCCGTTGTCCATCTGGACTTTATTCCACCCCGGCCTCGCTGCGTCTCCTGTCGTCGCAATGTCGCCTTCGCTTGGCTCTAATAGCGATGCGGCTGACGTTTCTTCTTTGGGCATCGGTCGTCTCCGATAATGCCCTTCCCATGCTTAGTGATTTCCGTCACACAGCACCTTGGCGTGCGGTGCTTCCATGTCCAGTTCCAGAACCTCGTCCTCCTTACGCAAACTCAACCCGGCCTTGACCAGTTCGCGGCCAAGCATCTTTCTCGCACGTCCCTGATCGTCGGCCACGACAATTGCCGCCGTGCCCAAAGGGTAGTGCCCGTTGAACGTCGTGCAGGTGAATACTTTCACTCTGCCTACTTTCTTGGTCGCCCGAACAGCCCTGATTTCTGATCGGGGTCAGTGGACAGTGCCGTCCCATCGACGACGTAAGATTTTCCCCATTTACCCTTCACCCGGTATGCCGCATGCCTTCTCAGCACCTGCGACATTACTATGACGGGAACCCCGTCGATGAAACGTATCTCACCTTTCTTGATGACATCTCCGTCAGATTGCATGAGTTTTCTCGCCTGGCTTACTCCGATCCATCTTGAAAACTCGTACCTTCGTCCGTGGGTTGAATATTTCTTCCATCCCAAGAATATGCCCCAAACTTCCTGGTGGCAACTTCGGCTTGTCCGGAAGGTAATGGGGTTGCTCCCTCCTCCCCATCACGCACAGGCCGTAGGCGATGCAACGGTCACCGTGCCTGGACTCCGCTCCGGTAGTCTCGTCCCTCGCCGAACCGCACCGTATTCTTCCGTAGTCGTCGAAGTACCAGCCCGCCATATCGTCCAGACCGGCGGCAGACGGGGTCGAGAACTCTCCAGCACGTTGTGCCTTGTCCAGGTTACTGAACAGGATCTCTTTGCTCTGGGCCGAAGAATGCCACCCCCACTGCTTCGACCTCCTGGCGGCAAGTGTATTTTCGCTTCTTTGGTAATAGAGAAACGGGTATCTGAGTTTCACGATCTCATGCCCGAACGACATCCCAGGCCCGTTGCGTTCCCAGATAACGAACCCGTACCCGGACTGGCCCTTGTACCACATGCCCAACGCCATACATAGCAGTGCCGCCTCATGAGGTGCGATCTCCGGGTCCGCATACTCGGCCACTATCTTCCCGGACGCCTGAGAACATACGGCAAGTACGGTATTGGACTCGCTGACCCCCTGGGCGAAGTCGCATCCGATCACATAATTGTCTTCCGCGATAGGCTCCTCCCACACATACAGGTGACCCTTGTCGTCCAGTTCAAAGGTTGCGTCTCGACCTAGCTGCATCGCACGGGACGCGGTAACCGGGGGGATGTTCGCGTCCGACTGGCGGTATCCGGCTTGAATTGCCCTGAATGCGTCCAGAGTTCCGCACGATGGGTCGGAAACTCCCTGCCTCTGCCTGCTGATGGCCGAAAAGTCCAAAACGAGTTGCCCGGACGTTTCGTGGTCGATCAGGATGTTCTGGCCGATGTCCTTGAAGTTCGCCCTGCGGTCCACCTGGGCCTGGAACCACGGGGTCCAGAAGAACCCACGCCCGGACCTCCCGGCCATGGTCCCGTCTTCGTCAACACGCCACGCCCTTCCCAAACCCTTTTCGGGGTGGTTGTAGTAGGCCAGGGTGACTACTTTCGGAGACCCGGTCTTGACCCCACGGTTCCTCTCGTTGGAGTACGCGGTCCCAGGCCCGACCGGGGTAGAGTTGGCTATTCTGCACCCGGTAGCGTCCGCAGCACTGTCCCAACCGGCACTGGCGTTCTCCATCGCCGCCATCTCGTCGAACAGCACGGCAAGCCTCCGGTCCCCCCTGGCGATATGCTCGGTCGTCGCCTCGCCCTCGATGGCAGACTGGTTGTCCGGGTTCTCCAGGTGCAGGAAGCTCCGGTATATCCCGTGAGGTCGTTGGTAGTCCGTCAGGTCTCCGGAAGGACGCATCCAGTCGGGAAGCCTCTCGATAAGGTAGTCGAGCTTCCAGAACAGGGACTTGCGGTCGCCACGCTTGTCCACCAGATCCTCGATGCGGCTCACCATGGAAAGCTGCACCGCCTCCTGAAACAGCCAGTACCAGCAGAATATGGCCACAACGAGCCATGATGCACCCATATCTCTCGATTTGTCGATGATTACATCATGCTGGTCGTTTATCGCGTCCACCACAGAAGTGATTGCCTCGTCCTGGACCGGCCATGTGATAAACGGGACGTGGGGTTCCTGGGAGCGTATCTCTTTGCCCCGCTCGTTCACCTCCCGGACGTGGAATGTCCAGGCAAACAGGTTGAACCAGAGCGTCGGGCTCCTGGCGCAATCCTCCATGAGTGCCGCCTGTAGCCCTTTGTCGCCGCTGGCACGTTCAAGCATGCACAGGCGGGCCTCCAG